AGAGGGCCCAGTTCCAGTCAAAGATCCTGTATAAATATCGGAACAAGATACACCGGTTGCGGTAACGACTCCAGAAGCCAACAGTGCACCACGAGAACCAGAAGCAAGAATTGCACCTAAGGCCCCTGAGGCAAGGATCGATCCAAACGAACCTGATGCCACAAGAGCCGAGTTTGCAAAGATAGCACCAGAAGCAATAGTGACATTTGCACTTCCAGCTACATCAGCAAAAGCCGCACCGACTTTTTGCCAAGCTGTGCCATTCCATACTTTTAAATAATACGTAGTCGTGTTGGAGTCTGTCCACAGCTCCCCTAAGGAGTTACCCGCCAAACCCACGGGTACAGCGTTAGGAGCTACAGTGCCGTAAGCGGTGGGACCGATTTTTCGTATATTGCCAGCAGAATCTTCGAAATAAACTCCAGGGTCTGCCGCACCAAAACTCAAAGCAAGCTCACCATTAACAATGATGTTGCCACTCGGTCTATCGGATGCGTTACCGGTTCTTTTAAGTAAAGAAGTAACTGGTGTTGAAGTCATGTTAGTAGGTTCCTCCGTTTATAAATGTAGGAGGATAGCTCGGAGGCACAAGTTCACCATTAGTATACTGACCTCCGTCTAAAATATTAGAAGAGCTTGTGATAACAACACCATCAGAGTAAGTTCCACCATCATAAGTTTCTTGAGGCAAAGCAGCAGGATTTAAAGGATTGAAATCATTTATTGTAAACAGTTGAAAGTTTGTATCCTGAAGTTCTGTTAAGTCGTCTAGCTGTCCAAAATTTAGTGTTTTTGCAATCATATTATACTTATCAGCGTAAAGTAAATGCTTAGGTAACCCTCCAAGAGAAGGACTGTAGCGAGACCACCAGACAAGATCTTCCTCTCGTCTTAGAAAACTATTTTGTTTTGCTAAATCAACTTCAAATTTCTCACGATAATATTCATCCAAAGGCTCATCATTTGGTTGAGGTAATCTTGAAGTTGTGACATTAAACAATCTAAACTTACGTTGCATGTCCCAAAAAGCAGCATAAATATGTTTACACCATTTAGGTTGAAAATAAAATAGAGAGGGATCTGAATAGACGGCTGTGTCTTCGTACGAAGGTATAGTGTAGATTTTGTTTAGATAAATAAAACCAAAGGTTCTAGCGTACCCAGGATAGTCATTAGATGGACTTACTCGACCAGAAGCACTAGGACCTCCATCGAAAAAACCAGGATCGACGTTTAATATACTTGTATAGGGATACCGTTGTTTAACTGAGAGATTATAAAAATTAAAACCTTCTCTGTTTAAAAAATCTTGACAAGAGCACTGAACTCTTATTTCTGTTGTAAGAAATTCACCAACTAATGGAGGACCTGTAGCAGGTACAACAATGGTCGTGGAATTAACCACGGACCAACTTTTATCGGCTGCAAACGATAAAAATAATGTATTGAAGTCTGGGTTTATTGATGGTTCTAAAATAACACCGTTGAAACCTACAGCTGTAACTGTGTAGTTACTATATCCAAATTGTTTTTCCGTACCGTCAGAATTAAACCTGTTCGACAACACCTCTCCGGTAAAATACGAAATAGGAGAGCCAAATCGTTGACTTAGGACTACGGCGTAAGTCGTTTCATCATATTGAGTTACAGATTGAATTGAAATACCAAAATCCAAGAAGTTAAAAGTATCTCGTGGACGAATACCGACCATGTGCATACGCATATCGCTTCTGAGTGTCGGATATACAAAGAACAAGCCAGGTATATACCCACCTACACCGGCAGTGCCTGAGACGTAATACTTAAAAGACGAATAAATTAAACCACTGTACGCTCCTTGTGCATACATGCTAAGTTCATAACCACGGCGCCAACGTGACCAGAGAGAAGCATAATTGTATTCACTTACGACACTAAAATCTTTTGTATTGATTGCTGGTCTAAATCTACGCTTAAAAGGTAACGGACGTAAGAGCTGAGATTTTTTATCAGATCCAATAATATTTGAAATAGGTTTAAAAGAACCAAGTGGTCTTGGACCATTAGGCAAAAAATCATCAGAGCCCTTTTTACGAGCCACGGATCAATAAAAACCGCCTTGCGCAAAAATCGAAAGACCTGACGCACTTAAGCCACCGGAGACAGCGGCGGGTCCGTTACCTAAGTAACCTACACACAAAATATATCCTTTCTCTAAATACAAAGCTTCAGACTTACCAATTTCAATCGGGCGAACTAAGTTAGTGTCCCCAGTTTGAGGTGTGGGGGCAACGGTTGCGGGGAGTTCTACACGTTGAATCAAACCTTCTGTGTCGCCGGATAGACCAACTTCAAACTTACTTATCAAAAGAGAAGCTGAGGTAGAAGGAGCAGCTTGGTTAGGTGCATAGATATAAACACCAAAAGCTGCAGATCGAACACCACCTCTATTTGGGTAGCCTTCATTTGATACGACAAAAATATCCTCTACAAGAGCTCCGTCCTCTGAGGGAAGATCTCCAACGCGAACCAATTGAATTAAGTCACCAAAATCAGGACTACTTGTATTAGTTACAACAGTAGTTCCGTTATTAACTTTGGCGCCTCTAAGAAAAGGCCTATCAACCATTAAAGGTTGTTTGTTGGTGCTTGTAGAGCTCATGATTTAGATCCTAGGAAACAAGAGAAGAGTAGTAATCAGCCGGAAGTGCAGCGGTCTGAGACAGGTCCTCTGACCCAGCTAAAGCCACACTGGTACGAACTGGATCTATTGTAGAGGCAACCCCGCCAGTAAACAGCCGTTGCAAAGCAGTGGGTGATGCAATTGCCTCACGAAGAATAGCAGTGTTAAAGGGAGAAAAATCTGACTCCGCCACGGCCTGTGCTACGTCTCTTGCTCCTGGTAGTTCTCGCATAGGTTGATTTCGACGGCGATTTTCACGATCAGCTATTACACGACCTAATCGATCCCCTGCATAACGAGTACCTTGTGGTTCAAAAGCAGGATTAGCAGGAAAACCCCTCATAGCCCTGTAAGCATTTGCTACACCTGGAGCTATGTTTCCAAGTTTATCTACAAAATTAAATAAACCAGACTCATCACGTCTAGCAACTCCAAATTCCGAGCCAGGAACCGGGAGCTCTACGTCTCGGAAAACGTCAGTTGTATAACCAAGAGGAGGATTGATAAAACGTTTGCCGGTATAGTCATTTATATTGCCCTGTAAGGGCCTGTTATAAGCAGTATCAAAACCATAACTAGGGGAGAAAGAGTAGCTCATTAGATAACCTCCGAGAACAACATTTTAACTCGTTATCAGTAATACATCATCTGATCACGCTGAGGAACACTTAAGCGCTGCAAGAACTCTTCAGCAGGAGTAAGTACAGGTTGTTCCATAGGTGTGGTGGCACTACGTAAGTCGAAACTTCCCTGAGTTGGAGCTACTGCACTTTGAGCAGTGGCTTCTGCGTTTCCAATGGCATTAGCCTGATTGTTTGTCCCCATTGGAGTTGTAATGGTCGTAGTCGTTACGGACTGTTGAGTTTGTTGGTTAGCTTCAGGGTTAACCATGCTGCGACGCTGCATTTCGTAAGCTAGAGCAGGGTAGCTTTGAGCCCACGTCCGCAAGGCAGTTGACTCAGCAGGACTAGAACCTGTTCCTTCTGCATACTTCATCAACGATTGCCTTACAGGAGCTTGATTCGCATAGGCAGCTCTCGCAGCGTAATAATCCTCTGCACTTTTATACCTCTCAGGGCTACGGGGTTCCATAGCTCTATCTACAGCGGCGGCGCGAGGTGAATACTGAGCTAACTGCTCACGCATCTCACTTGCGCGATCTCCACCTCGAGTAATTACAGGTGCTGGGGCAGTTGGATCTGATCGACGAGGCATAGGTTGACTTTGTTCAGGAGAACCTACGGAACCTAAGGGAGTGCCGTCATTATCAGCAAATAACACAGGGGTTTGTTCTGGTTGATTAATTCCGTTAGGAGTAACCACGGGCTCTCCAGGAGGGGTCCTTGTTTCACTTTGTAGATCAAGAGGAGCCGAGCCTTCACCTCCGCGCATCATGTTTCCTATGACACTACTTAACCCAAAGCCAGCTAGACCAGCGCCTCCAAGAGCGCCGACACTTCTAATAGGATTATTACGTAATACGTCTATAAGTGTGTTTAAATCACCCATTTGAATGCCTCCTGAGGCATTACGTGTAGCTTTTGTAACAGGATCAACTACAGCATCAGCTCCTCGGTATACGAGCTCGCTGACTAAAGGGTCATCAACGACATTACCAGCCGTGTCTAAAACAACTCGACTTGTAGGATAAGGATTGATACGTGGATCTATTTCAATGCGACCGGTAAAAGGATCAGGTTCAGTAAAAAAAGATCTTCCGCGAACTTCACCGCCAGGTGCTCGGGGAGTAAGAGGAATACCTTGTTCAATGGCCTCCATGACATTAAGTCTATTTGGAGGAGGAACAGGACCTAGAAAAGCACCAATATTAGCTTCAACGCCCTCACCGTATGTAGTGTTACCAAGCTTTCTTCCTCCAACAGCTTGAGTACCTGCGGGGTACCTTAAAGGCATTCCAGGACCTTTTATCTCACCCGGACCTGGTCTAAGAAATGTGCCTTGTAAATATTCGGGAACAGAAGCAGGAATATCTCTAGCTGGAGGAGCCTGTCCACGCAGCCTATCAAAAAGAGCTGCCGCCTTCTGCCGGTTGACGAGGAGCCGGACCGCTGAGTTCGGGGATTGGGGAACAAAAGCTGAAGGATCCCGTCCACTAAACCTTTCAAATAAAGCCGTCGCATCCTCGGGAGGAACTGAAATTTCCCCTCGCCCTAACCTATCTGCAAGTTCTCGATCTGCTGATGTTACACCTTGACGTGGCCCGGGCATATTGGGCAGCAGTCTTCTAGTCGTAGTTTCCCTAAAAGAAGCTGGAATTTGTTGTATTTGATTTGCAAGTTCTCGATCTGCTGATGTTACACCTTGACGTGGACCTGAAATATTTGGTAAAGCCTCTCGAGCTCTAACTGTAGGCACGATTTGTCGTATTTGATCCGCGCGTTGAATATCTGCAGGAGTTAATGTCGGTGACCGACGTGGCACATCTGGCAAAAGACGGCGAGGGTTTGGGGTCGGAGTAGCCAAAGGTAGAGGACCACCCATTATTACGTTTTCTGCATTTCTACCTAGGTTCTGAGCACCACCACTTAGTTGCTTCAGCAACCGCTGAGCACCAGCAGAACCACCTTGAAGAATAAAATCCGAGAGATTACGTACTAAGCTCATGTGCTACAAACCGGTCGCTAATAAAGTAAGTCTACCGCCAATTTGCGTAAAAATAGAGTCTGTCTGCTCGTGAAATATCAGGTGGTCCAGGTATTGCTTGAATAAACTCTCCACCTGATCGTTCAAAGCGATATCTCGCGGCCACGGGGTCTCGATAGTTAGGCACATAAAGCTGTTGCGCTAACCTATCGCACTCATACAAATAGTTTTCCCTCCATATGCGAGCTGTTTCACGTTTATCCTGAATATTAATGGAACGTGAAACGTCACCAAGAATTGTTTCTTGACGACTTGTAGCTCTACCGGTAGCAAGCTCAGTAAGACGCTCAGCTTCCTCACAGCGCTCAATTTGCTGAATTATCTTGTCGTAATAAAACTCACTAGGGATACTATTACAAGCTTCGAGCAAACGAGCATAGTCACCCGCCGGAACAGTTGCGATGTTAAAGGCTAAGTGATAAGCAACACGGCTAAAGTTAAAATCGTCAAGAGCATAACCAAAAACCTGAGCAGGATTTCTAGTTAATTGATTAACTGTCGCATAAATTACTTCGCGCTTAGTGGCGTCGGTCGTTGTTGCCTGAAAAACAACCCCTTGTTGAGCTAAATACGATTGAATTTGCTCAAGTTCAAAAGTAGTTAGTTGGGCCACGGATACGAAAACTTATGTTCTTCTATTCTACGTATACACTCCCGGTAGCAAACACTTCATCCCAATCAACTCGTTTAATTGAGTTAAGTTGATCTAGTTTTATGAACTTTTCACCAGGTAAAGATTGACGTAGTTCAACAATTTCTTTAGCTGTCTTTAGTCCCACGCCTGGTAAGCACTGCGTAAGACCTTCGGGTGTCAGAGTATTTAAATTTATCCGAGTGTCCGCAGGTGGTAGAGGTTTAATTATCGGAGTTTTTTCAACCTCTGACTTCACATTTCGTCTGCTGCGCCTTGTACCTACATGGTTAGCACTTAAAGTTGGTTCATTTTCGTCAAGAAGTTCTCCAACTTGGTCTTTATGAGCAAAAAAAACTTTACCCGTGGTATTGGAACGCACCATAAAGTAATCACCCTCGTCATATGTCGAAAGTATCTCAATTTTTACGCCACTAGGTCTATAAACACTGGCTGTCATGGGCTGAGTCAACATGTGTACAGTAGTTTAGGCTAAACAACCGCAAAAACAAAGCTTATTGATCACAAGTTTTTAGTTTTGGCGCAGATTTTTCAATAAATTCAGCTCGTTTCTCCCAAGTATCGCCTCCAACACGTCCTTTAGCTGGATTTATGCACTCAGAGGAGTCAGTTTGGTTACAAACCAAGCCCGCAAGGTCTAGTTCGCTACCTTTTGCCCCCGTACGCCAATAGTGAACGTTATTTAACCAAGTAGCGCCACATTTTTGGCACTCTTTTCGTTTAATTCCAAACTCTGAAAGCTTCCGGTCAGTCATAAAGACCACGCAAGAAACATATGCTTGATACTTTGCCAGTTAACGATTTAAAAAACGCTAAAAATTTTATTAATAATTTGATTCCAAAACAAAAACCCCTCCCGAAGGAGGGGTAGCTGTAAGAACCCTTACTGATTAGATCAGGAAGGTGAAGTCGAAGTAAATATACTTGACTCGATAACACCACCGGGCTGCAGAGCAAGATCTGAACGCTCGGGGGGTTGGTCAGGAAGAATCCAGCAAACTTCGCAGATTGCCAGAGCCTTGTTTGCACCTGAAAGCCTTCCAGTACCAGCGCGAGGATCGTAAATACCCGAACCTTGAGCAAGACCAGAAGCAGCAGCACCACCAAGATTGGCAGTGGTGAAGAGTTTCCAGGTAGTAGCGTTAGCCAGAGCGGACAAGCTGCTGCTGTTGAAGATGTTAGTAGAAGCAATGCTTCCGTTAACAATCCGGCTAGTGGCGCCCGTAATGGAACAACCAAACTGACCAGAAACAACAGTACCGTTGTCACGCAGACCTTGAGCCACAGCAGGGATCAGAGAAACCTGTGGGGAAGCACTTCCACCGGCAACGCCGGAGCTAACGAGATCACCACCGTCAATGCGCAAGGAGGCACGATAAACGTAGCCAGACGCAGGAACGATAATGCCATTCGTGATATCTGCCCGAATATCCTTATGGAAATCAGGAGAAGGAATGATAACGTTAGCGTTGAGGAAGGGTTGCTGAGCAGCGTTTTGACCCGAACCATAAGGTAGGGTGTAGTACTCAAGTTGATTGTTTGTACCAAGAGCTTGGTAGCTCAGGTCAACATAACCAACTGCTTGCTGAGCAATCCAACCAGGGCGGAATACAACACCAACAGGACCACCCACGGGTTGGTTGGTTAAGTTGGTGGAAACACCGTTCTCATTGTTATACTGAACGGTTTTTTCTTCGTGCCAGTAACGAAGAACGTTTGTGTAGTTACCAGGATAAATCTTGGCAACTGAGAGCTGATTAGTAGCGATCGCCATTTTTAGTTACCTCCTCAAGCGTCGAAAGAGTAGGCAACGGTGACGAAGTCAGCGTTCAGAAGTTCGAAACCTGCGTACAGGCTCCAAATCATCATGATGAAACGGCTGAAGTCATCGTTGTTGTTGAGTAGCACTTGGGCGTTGTTACCGCCGATGCCAACTCCAGTGGACTGCGGACCAAAGAAGATACCAATCGCAGAGTTGTAACTCTGTGAACTGGATGCAATGGTAGCAGCCTGTGTTTGTGTAGGCATGTTGGTGCTTTCGAAGAAGCGCACACCTTCAAACACAAAGCCCGTGGGCATAATCGGTTCGCCAGCCACGAAAGTGGCTTGACCGAAGCCCTGACCCATGTACAGAGCAGCGTTAGGCTGCATGCCGGACATAAGTGGGTTGATTTGACCGTTGCCAGGGTAACGAGCAACTTCACGGAAGTCACTGTTCTGACGCAGGTGCATCAAGAAGGTAGGATCGCAAACACAGCGATAGAAACCATCTTGGAAGGTAGGAGTGTTCCTCTTACGCAGGCTCTTAACCACGCGCAGAAGGTCGTCCTTAACGTCGAATTTGGCTTGTTCGGCGTTGGTATAGGTGAGACTTCCAGTGGCTAGATCGCCAGGGAAGTAGTAACCACCTTGGGTGTCAGAAGACTGACCCTTTGATACTGCTTTAAGGAGTTCATTGATGAACACCCGATCACGCCAACGACGATAGTCGTCGAGCAAAGTCAGGCTACCAATGGATTGGTGGAAAGTTGTGAGGCTGCCGGTATCCAGCAAAAGACGCTGGGCAGTGATCAGAGTCTCGCGAGCAATTTTGAAAGTGCTTGGCTGAGTTGGATCACTAGGGTCAGCAGGGCCGGTGTACTCCTTAAGAGTCACCTGAACCTTGTCCTTCACAATGTTGCGGCTGTTTGCAGTACCGATTGTTTGCTCGGCAGTGCGCTCGCGAGATTCTTTGGAGCCAGGGTTACCGAAGAAACGGTAACGATCAAGCTGCACAGTCTGTCCTGGCTGCTTACTGAAGTCATGTACTACCACAGGCTCCGCAGCCATCTCAACGATGTATGCGGGGTGAGGACGGTACAGCTCGGCACCAAGAATCTTCGGAAAATCATTATCGATAAACATCGATAAATTCTCGAAGAAACTACAAGAGTTATATTAACCTTTTATCCTGCTGATATAACTAAAACGTGTCGCAATCTTAGTGGTTTAACCAGCTACTTTACGGATCATATTTCTAACACCTTCACCTAACACACCGTACACAGATCCGTAGTTAGGCACGTATCTTGTCGATTTACCTCGATAGCTAGTACGAGACACAACACTCATTTGACCCGGCAAATCACTACGAATTGCTTCCGTAAACACTTGACAATATACAGGAGGACTATAAACCCACGCAGCGCGAGAACCTGATGTGTCGTTCGTTGGGTTTGTCAAAGCAGGATAACGAACACGTTGAAAAGATCCGGGACCGCCTGTGATCCCGTTACCTACAAAAGCACCTAAGTCTGGATCATATTCGTACGGATTATTACTGTTTGGTGTTTTAAAAGGATCATAATTTTGATTGTCAGGAATATTAGCTCCAAACCACGTATAGGTACCAAAATCTTTTAGTCCAGGTTGAGGACCTAAAGCTGTTTGGACAGTGCGACCAGCAACGCTGTACCTACCTTGAGCCCTAAAGCCAACATAGGTGTCTAATAAACCGGAAGCGTGAGGCAGTGTATTTTCATAATTAGTCCAGTAACCAGAAATAGCAGGTGGTACTGCCCTCCACTCCGTATTCAAGTACCCACTTATGTTTGGTGGCCCCACGGGGATTAAACCAAAGTCAGCGCCTTCAAGGTTTACCCCAAACCATGTTTGCTGAACTCCACTAGGCAGCATGTAGCCACTTGATAGTACTTTATATGTATCAGTTAAGTTTAAGTTATCCCCTGTACGCTGTGGTCCCGATTGTATTCGGTGATAAAGACTATTATCATAGCGCCAGTTTGTTAAAGGAGTGTAAAC